TAAGAAAGAGCATCTATATAGTCACGCTCTTTAAAAGCTTTCATGTTTTTCATATCCATTCGATATTTCATAAATTCTCCTGGCTTGCCTGGGATTGGGTGTTTAACTCTTTCTTCTTGGGGGATTTTAATAGCTTTAACAGCGGCCCAGTGCCAATTAGAAACATTTGTTCCGTTTGCAAATACCATACCTTGTTCCAAATTATTAATAGTGTTTGGTAACCAAATCAAGCCTGTTTCAGGATCTGTCCAAGCTAAATCTTTGTACAACTCAGGTAGGGTTTCTATTTGTTGCATGTAAAATTCATGATCTTCTTTCATAAATGAATTTGTCCAAAATCCACAAGATAAACTCATGTAATTATAAATTTCAGGGGCAACCTGTACTTTATAGCACAGGTCACCTCCTGATTTAGGGCAGTTGATTATTTCTTCGTGTTGCATTAGGCTTCTACTTTTTTAAGTTTTGGTAATTCAATCTTTTTCAATTTTGGAAGTTGTAATTGAACTTGTTTTGGAAATTCAGGTATTTTTGTTGTAAATACACTATCAAGTTTTTCCTTCATATTATCAAATGAAAATTTACTTCGTGATTGAAATCCTTGACGTTTTGCTTTTTCAGCATACGGTTTATAGTTTTCAAACACATCTTTCAAATAATGTCCTACATGTCCTGTATCTACACTAAACCATTGTGCCTCTTGCAATAACATTCCATTAGCGGCAGATGGATGTACATTTGTCATTGTACCTAGTAGTAGTGTTGTAAACTCTGGGTTTAAATAATCAATATGCCCACTCCAGTTTGTTGTGATAATTGGTTTGTTTGTGAGAGAGAATTCAAGTAATGGGCGACCAAATCCTTCACCTTTAGTTAAATTAACCATTGCTTTAACTTTAGGGTGGTTATAAATCTCATTCATTTCGTTGTCTGAAAATTCCCCATGTAACAAATAAACATTTGGTAAGTTATTTGATTTAACAGTGGATTTAATAGCATTGATTTTCTTTAAAATCTCATTTCTATCTACATATGAAGAGCCTACTTGAGATGTTTTTAAAATTAAAGCTGGTTTTTTACTTTTATTTTTAAATGTTTCATAAAACGCTTTAACTAATAAACCTACATTTTTTCTGTCTTCTCCCATTTGACCTTGCATCCAATGTCCTACAAACAAATAAGCAAAATCCTCTTTAATTGAAGATAAATCAAAATTTGATTTTTCAGGTTTATATACTTCAGTATTTGCTCCCTCAAATATAACCTCACCATCACCTTTCCACTCAATAATTCCCATTGATTGATTAGTATGTTGATCTCGTTTTTCAAATTTACTATCTCTTAATACTTTGATAGTATGTTCAGAAGAACCTAAAATCAAATTCATCCTACTACAACCATCAACCCACTCAGCAGGAGCAATTGTTGTTTCAATCCCCGCAGTACATCCAATATTGTATTTTCCTATTGGTTGAAACTCATTTGGAACTGTAATTTGCATCCAAATTTCAGGTTGAGCAGGCAATTGTGGGGTTTGTAAAATATGGGGAGTTAAAAATTGCCATTCTTGATGAGCGTTAATGAATCCCATTGGAGTATTTCCCCATCGTTGTGGTAAGATTTTTACATCATACTTATCTAATTCAATGATTGCTTTAATAATATCGCGTGATCGTGCTCCATATCCCGAAAAAGTGTCTATTGGGCACGAAATTACAAATGTTGGTTTACTCATAACTTTTAATATAATAATTCGTGTTTAATTGTATCTTCTTTTATCTCGTTGCAATTGATTAGCTCATATTTTTCGCGTGGAATCCACGTGTTAAATAATTGATCTACCGCTTTAATTACACGTTCACCCATAATTTCTCCAGTAAATCCACCTTCATTTAAAGCAAATTCTCTACCTTTTAAACCAAGTGATTTTGCTTTTTCTCTTCCCATCTCATATATCTTAATGATTTGTTCAGTTGCATCTTCTGCGTTACATCTATCATCCCAAATATATGGTGTTAAAGGTGAACCTTGAATTGAACGGTTTGTTGGATAAACCGGAAACGCCCACTCACCATGTTTTTTATATTTACCAGTATGGTTTGAAGGTACTTTTGGTGATGGTTCAAACCAATTTCCATCTTCATCTTCAAATCTCATTTGATCTTGCATACCACCTGTTACATTCGCTATAATTGGTGTTCCCGCTAAAATTGCCTCTGTTAACGATAGACCCCAACCCTCGTTTGATGTTAATAAAATTTGAGCATCCGCAATGTTATATAACATGTTTAATTGATTTGGATCTAATTTATTTGTTGAAAAATAAATAGCATTTGGATAATTGTGGAATAAAATTTTCCTTACTGCCTCTAAATCAGTTCCATGATCACTTACTACTTCGGTGTGAAGTACCATAGCACATTTTTCTGATTTTTCTTTCGGTAATGTATCTAAAAAATACCTAAATGCAAGCATTGTATCCGGAATTTGTTTACGTCGAATATTTCTTGAATTAAAAAATACTACAAAATCCTTTTGTTCATTTCCAAACAATTGCTTTTTAAACTCCACCAACGTTGGGTCTGTATCCTCAATTGGTTTAAAAATTTTCTCGTTTAATCCGTGTGGAACATATTCTACAACTTTGTTTCCACGTTTTTCATCCAAAACCAACTCATTTATCAATTTTGTTTGTTTTGAAATCGCTAACAATGCATCACACGATTCGTAAAACGCTTTGTTGTACAATGGTGTTGGAAAATCATCCCAGATGTTTAAATAAATGATTGGACATTGTTTTCTAATTTCGTTTTCCATTGCAAACAACCAATCAAAATATCTTGGATCCGTTATCAACATAATAGCATCCGGTTTTTCCATTTGAATCAATTGTCTGATTAAATCCGGATTTCCATATCCATCCACCGGGTATAGAAAAACAGAAGCATCTGTTATACCTGCATTTGTATTTGTGTCTGCCGAAATGTCAAAACGTTTTCCTTTTTCGGGGTGGTTGATTGCTCCCGCTATGTTTACCCAATTAAAATGGTGGGCTGTGTTAAGTACAATTTCGCGAGCAACAGTAGCTACACCCGAGTGTACTCTAATATCGTCACAAATTAACATGATTTTTTTCCTCTCGTTTTGAGGCAAATGTTTAAATTTTCCTTTCATATAACTTTTTAGATTTGTTTAAATGTAAAACTTTATTCTTCGGTTTCCAAGCTTAAATCATTGTGATTGTGAAGCTGTTTTCTAAAATCCTCGTCTGTTAAATATAGGTGAATTGCTCTTTCACTTAATTTTTGAAACGAAAATTTGCGTTTAATACACTCGATTTTAAATTTGTCAAACAGATCATTGTCTATTTTGACGCTCGTTAATACTTGTTTTTTTTCACTCATATGTTTTTAATTAATGTTGTACGGTATATACATATGTAGGGATGTCAATAGGTCGCAGAGCATAAGTGAGTTTTATGAAATACACACCATTTACAATTATTGTTTGATTTTGGTTTATGCTCTGTTTTTTTATAGCCGTTTAAATCAAATGCACTTTTTAAAAAATCGTTTAACGCTTGTGTTGCTTTGTTTAATTTTACTTTTCCGGAGGGTGGTTTGAATTTTTGGATTCTTCTAATTACAAAATCATCGCTTTCAAATAGTTTACGTTTTACAATAAAGAATTCTACCTCAATGTTTTCTATTGGGAAATTAAATTGTTCCGAAAAGAATTTCTTGTATAGTATAAGTTGAAATTGTTTATTTTCGTCTTTTTTCTGTTTGTCATTCCAACCTGAAGTGGATGTTTTTAAATCTATAATGTAAATTTTGTTGGTTGGTTCATGGTACATTACTATATCAAGGTAACCTTGATAAACCACGTTTGGTAATTTTGAGTCGGGGTAAAGTTGAATTGGAATTTCACATCCAATTAAATGCCAACCACGTTTAGAGAAATGTTTTGCTTTGTTTTTTGCAAAGTCTCTTATGATCTCGATTCCGTCTTCAAAGAATTCTCTGAGTTCATCTGGGGAAGAAAAATGTTGGTTTTTGTTTGATTTGTATTGTTTGGTGTATTCTTCTCTCAATTTGTCCTCAAACATTTCATATGTGTTGATTTTATCTGCTTCTGCTCCGCTTTGCTCGTACATTACAGTTAGGTAATGTTGAATTACCTCGTGTAAAGCAGTTCCAAATACAGTATGAATTGTGGAGGTAAATTGTTTATGTCCTTCAACATATTGTAAAGACCATTTTTTTGGACATTCATTGAACATAGAAAATTGAGAATATGATATCAATTTTTGATTTGCCCAATCTATTTCGTGTTGCTTAAACGCTCTAACGTCTTTTACAATTTGAGGTATAACCTTTTTTTTAGCCATTTATTTAAGATACAAAAACTTTATTGTGCTTCCAAGGAAAAAGAAACCTCCACGATAGCGACGTTGGAGGTTTCGCCGTTACAGTTTTGTAACGGTCCTAAATGTTTTATGCTTTAAAATCTTCTACACTATAGTATCCCAATTCATCACCATATGCTTCTAACATATCATTTACATCTTTTTTTGCATTTTCTAAGTTATAATTTTCCCAATAACTTAAAGGAAATTCATCTGTTATTGCTACTAAATCCCCATCATATGCTTCACCTTCTATAACCTCTTTAACATCTTCAGGAAGATCATATCCTGCCTGGGATAAAAGGTTAAACATGTAATCTAGAAATTCGTATGTGCTAATTAAAGGTTCACCTTCACCAGTATATGGTTCATCATCTTCATCTGTAATATAGTCTCTATATTCATTTAAAGCAGCTTTATATTCACCTTCTGTGATGATACCAGCTAACATTTGCATTCTTAGTTGTTCTTTGTTCATTTTGAGTATTCGTTTAATAATTGAGTATTTCGTTCAATCATTTTTAAACGCTTAACTAGATTTGCTCTGTTACGTTTTGGTTTGCCTTCTTTTCTTGCTTTAGCCATCTTACTTTATAATACCAGCTCTAACTTGCCACAATCTAACTTCAGCTAATTCTTCTTCTGTTGAACCCACAATTGAATCGTAGTCGTTCATAGACAATGTTTTGCCAGTTTCGCTTAAACGGATAATGTTTTCAGCTACATCATGTAGATCCATATCTGTTTTAGCATCTTCTCTAGCATATTCGAGTAAGCGAATAAATAGAGGAACGTCTACTTTAATTGTGTCTTTTGGGTTCATATTAGTAATTTTCTGGTTCTTCAACTTCTTTGCCTTCTTCAACTCCTTCAGATTCACTTGAAGAAAAAGCTTTTTCAATGTCGATTTTATCTATATTACCCCATGTTTTAGCTAAAGAAATTCCATTTTTAATTTCACCACTTTCAATCATTGAATTTACTGTGGACATCCATAAAGCAACTTGAAGAGGGTTTTTACCTTTTTGCATAGCTTCTTTACCTATCTCAGCAACAGCTTCTTTTAATTTTTTAGGGTCTGTCATTTTTGCTAAAGATACACCTGCAGATATGCCTTTTGTAATTCTTAATAAAGTTCTAAGGCCTAAAATTCCAAGAATTACTCCACCAGCAACGGCTAAAACACCTTCATTTAAATCTTCTTCTAAATCTTGTTCTCTGTTTTCAAATTTAGTTAAATAACGCTCACCTAAGAAATGTTCAAACGCCATTTCGTAATCTGTTTTTTCACGAGATGGGATTTGAGTGATTGCTCCAACTCCAACAATTCCACCTGCAATGTAATGTTCGTTAAGTGAATCTTTTGATTCTGCAGCGTTAAGTTCTTCTAGTTTTGTTTTATATTCACTTTCTGTGATTACACCTGAAAGCATTTGCATACGTAATTGTTCTTGTGTCATTTTATCTTCTCTTAAATTGTATTGGTAGCTATCACCAGTTACTGTAAAATTAATTCCTTTATTTTGTAAAATTGAACGGATCGATTTAAGCCATCCCTCTGAAAAGTTTGCTATTCTCATTTCAATATTTTCAGGGGAATTTAATTCTAGGGGTAAATTATTTCCTTGGAGTTTATCAAAAATAACTTGAGCAATTTGGTTTTTTGACAGGTATTGCCCGTTGTAAATTCCTTGCATTAATATACCATAGTTAGAATATTGGAGTTTGATATAATCCATTTTAAGTATTTTATTATAAATATTAGAGTCCTTTTGTCTCTACAATTTTCTTTAACTTTTCCAAATACAATATGGCATCCATATGTTCTTGTTTAGCATGCTCAATCCATTCTAAAACAGATAAATCTTCACGATCTAAATCTACTCCATACTTTGTTTTACCAAATGATGCTCTTTCAACAAATTGATCAATAATTGAATCAACAACTGAGTCTGTTTGTTTAATGAATCTATATTCTTCTAAAATGGTTTGTTGTGTACTATCTGTATCCATTATTTTAATAACTTTTTAATTTCTTTATCATCTACCCCCATATCATAGAGTACTCTACGTGTTCCGGTTTCACGGAGTATATCAAGGTACTCTTCTGCTTCACCTAAACTGCATTGAAAATATTCTGCAATATATTCTATGACTTCTGTGTTTTTTTTCTTACGATTTGTTTTAAGATACTTAAAGAATGTTTTAGCTTTTGGGATCATTTCTCTGTAGATGTTATATAGTTGTTGTTTGTTATCGTAAGGGATGGTTTGAATATAGTTTACAAGTTCAATGTAACGTATATCCATCGATACATATCGATTGACCATATAAGAATTCCATTTATCCCACGATTCTTCCGAAATATTTTCTACAGGAGTTTTATAGAGGGTGATTTCATTTAACCACCCCC